TACAATGCTCGAGGATGAGGCCGCCGCGTCGGATAACTTGACAAATATTCTTAAAAAGATTCCGATTCCGAATGGCCGGGCGATTATGATGGGATGATGAACCATGGCTAGACTATTTCTGACCCCACGAGAGATCGACTTTATCAACGATACCACCAAGGAAATTATCAAGGATGTCGTCGGGCAGAAGATTTATTATTATGCAATTCGTTACGATATAACCAAGGTACACGATGTTTACGAGGAGGCACCCGACAAGGTCTTCGATCCACCGATAGAGATCGAGGCACGGGTTGAATATCAACCTGAGGATGTTCGAACCAACCGATACGGAGTGGAAGAATATTACACCATTGATGTATATCTGCATTACGAAGATCTTCTGAACAGAAACATCAACGCTAAAATTGGTGATTATTTTTCCTACGGTACCACATTTTTTGAGGTAACCCAGATGGTGTACGATTCCAATATCTATGGGCAGATTGAGCACACAATGGGAATTAAACTTACCGGCAAACAGGCAAGATTGGGACAGATCTCTAAAGATCCTATCGGTCCTACCTCCGAGTCTTATACAGATCCGGATGCAGTGCAGGAGACATTCGTCCAGCAGAGGGGGTTCGCCGAGAATCGACTGGGCGAGACCGGTGATGTTAGATCGCTCCAGCAGAAAAATATTCTTGATGCACCAATAACTGGTCCGGCGGAGGTGTCTCCCAAGGGGGATGATACCGGTACCGGCTCGTCATTTTACGGTGAGAGCTAGGCATGTCAACGCGTGAACAACTCGAAGCTAACAGACCAGGTAATCCACCAATTGCCGGAGAAAATACATCAGATGCTTTTCTGGAGCTTCCCAGCTGCACAATTGAGGATATTGATCGGGCGCTTTTCAATCTGTTTGACAAGGACCTGCCCCTAACCTATTCCTACAAGAAGAAGACACAGAGGGTTCCTATTGTGTTTGCAGGCGGTGAGAGATTCGCGCTGATTGCGAGAAAAAAACCACTGCGCGACAAGAATAATGCGTTGATTTTACCCGTCCTTTCGATCATGCGGTCAAATCTGACCCAGGAGAATGAGATGGGTCTGGCATCTAATACCACTGTGCCCCACATCATCAAAAAGCAGGTCTCCAAAAAGGATCCGCGATACCAGCGGCTTATCAACAGGGTCGGTTTAAAAAATTCCGATGATCTAGCGACGCAAGAAGCATTTTTGAACGCCAACCAGTCCAGCCCTCTTGAGGGCGCCAAACCAGGCAGAATTGCATCTCGAAGGGGTGGTGCACCAAAAAGTGATAAGCTGCGATCCGGCGATTTGTTGTCACCTAGTTTGGGAAATAATATTTTTGAAGTTATTGAGATGCCTCCACCAAATTTTGTGACAGCCACTTACGAGGTGACTGTGTGGGCACAGTACGTGCAACAGATGAACAATATCATTATGTCGATCATGTCAAATGCCCAGAACTATGCTCAAAGAACATTCAGGCTTGAGACACAGAAAGGATATACGTTCGTGGCTTACATGGAGTCGGGTTTTGATCCCGGAAATAATTTTGACGATTTCACCGACGATGAACGAATTATCAGGACGTCCTTCACGCTGAGAGTTCCGGGATATTTATTGGGCGAGACTTATCCCGGTGCCCCCAATCGATTGAGATCAGTATTGTCATCACCTCAGCTATCGTTCGAGTTAAATTTGACATCTGCACAGATATTAGACGACATTGTAGTGGGAACACCCAGCGGAAATCCAGACAGTTATGTGTTGGACGACACGAGAAGAATTGATGCGCCACTGCCTGGAGGCGCTGTAGCAGGCCAGGAGTCAGTGTCGTATAACGATTCTAGAAATTTGAATGCGTCTTCTCCGGATAGAAATGATTCAGCTATGATTGGTGGTGCTGTCAATGATATGAGACAGAGAACAGTTGAGATAATTTTTGATCCCTTCGGGAAAGCCATTCAGAAAAAAAGTGTCGTGAAGACCCGATATACTCGAAGTGGTGAGACTGTTTATCGAGAAGTTCTCTGATTTGGCGGACGTTTCAAAATTAACAAGATACTTACAGATGGCGCGCTGTTAGATAGAGGAGCACAGGAGAAAATATGGCTGAGCAGACATTTAGATCACCCGGTTTTTTCGATCAGGAAATTGACCTGTCGGGTGGTCGTGCATCCCCGACAGGTATTCCGGCAGGTGTCATTGGAACCGCTAAGAAAGGACCGGCATTTGTCCCTGTTACTGTGGGATCTTTCGCTGATTTTGAAACAAAGTTTGGATCGCTTGATTCCAAGCGATTTGGGCCGTACGCCGTCAATGAGTGGCTTAAGAACAGAACATCGGCAACGTACATCAGACTTCTCGGAGCCGGCTCCAACGAGACCACCACCCAGTTTTCTAATACGCGTGTCGGAGGGATTGTCGCCAACGCAGGCTTTAGAATTACTGGTTCGATTTCAAATGACACCACGCTGAAAGGAAGCCAGGGTAACGTGCAGTTGATTGTTGCGAAGCACAAGGCTGAGGACGGCGATGAGGTCAATGGATTTCCCATTTTCACCGACAACAGCAGCATCGCCGATGCGTCGGCGATGTACTTGGTGAGAGGTGTTGTTCTTCTGGCGACCGGAACTCGTTTGATGGCACTGAGCCATTCCGGGTCTTACTCGTCTTTGGTGGGTTGGAATTACAATGCTGCAACTGTGGGCCCTATTTCGGGAAGCGCGTACACGAAGCGAAAATACTTTAAACTTGTCGTAAGTTCTTCATCGGGTAAAGGCTGGAGTTACCACGAGAAAAAGGCAGGAATCAAAATTCTTACAGCCTCCCTGGATCCGAATGACGGGGCCTACATTGGTAAGGTTCTCAACACCGATCCTCTGAGGTTTCAAGAGGAGCAGCATCTTCTTTATGCCGATTACGCGGTGGAGGCTGATCTCGCTCCGGTAATTTCTAATCATCTTCGGGCGACCGTTGCAGTTGTGTCGGGATCGGTACTTTCCAGCGCGGCATCCGGAATTAGTGGAATCCATTTCCGCGATCTTTTTGGTAGGTTTGATACCAGGTACACAACACCCAGGACAACGTCTTTCATTTCACAGCCGTTTGGATCGGCTGAGCACGACCTGTTTCATTTTGAGACGCTCGATGACGGTGTTTATGCGAACGAGAAGTTCAAAGTGTCGATTTCCGGCCTCAGGGCTAGCACCAACGATAAACAGCCTTACGGACTTTTTGAGGTGCAGGTCAGGGGCTTTGAGGACAGCGACGGTGCCACCCAAATTCTGGAGAGGTACCCGGAATGCTCTCTTAATCCCAATTCCGATCGATACGTTGCACGGCTGGTCGGTGACAAGAAGGTACGATACAACTTTGATCAGGAGAATCCAGACGAACGTCGCCTGGACGTTACGGGTAAGTACCCGAACGTGTCGCAACGAATCAGAGTTGTGATGAACGAGCAGGTTGACAAGGGGCAGGTTCCAAAGGAGTCGTTGCCCTTCGGTTTCCGTGGTTTCCCGGCTCTTAAGACGACCGACTCGCTAAAGGACGCCGCTTCCGCGCTGAAAACACCCGCAGGTGAGACATTGGGTGGTGCAGCTGTTCGAAGACTTGCCGCTTCAGGAGATGGAGGAGCGACTTCGCTCGTTAATGCAATTGTGCCTCCGCTCCCGTTTCGAGTGAAAGCGACTAGGGGCGCGGTGAACTCGGCGCCGACCTTTTTGGGTCAGCCGGGCAGTATCGAACGAGTTGATTCAAGATTCTACTGGGGTGTTAAAACAGGTCCGATTCCAGTGTCTTCGAGCAATGATAGCAATCTCGGTATTGCCAATGCGGCCCTCCGGCCCAACGAGGGTGCCGGAATCAATCCGCTGGTTCGCGCTTACACAAAATTCTCGGGAATTCACCTGCTTGATGCACATGTGACAGGTACGGGTGCGGACATCTTTAACGACAACAAGTTTACCCTGGCACGTGTTGCTCTTTACAACCAGGCTTCGACGCTTTCGGCGGTGACGACGGCGGTGACAGGTACGTCGGGAGAGCACATGCTGGAAGCAGCCTACGTCAGAAATGGCGACCCGGATCCCAGCGTGTACACAGTCACGGACGGTGTACGTGCCAACAGAATTACGATGGCATCGCTGATTGCCACATCCTCTGTATTGTTTAATCGGTTCACTGACTTCAATAAGTTCACCAATATCTTTTATGGCGGTTTCGATGGAGTGAATATTCTTGACACGGATCAATTTTACTTTAGGGACAGGGCTTTCTCGAGCGACACGGGAGGCAAGGCTGGAAGCACGACAGACATAGGGCTTAGCGCAATCGGTGGTGTCAACCAGGCGGGTAAGGGGCGCCTCAATAACAATGTCGCGTCGGTGCGGAGCGCCATCGACATCATCACCAATCCGGTGACTTCGAAGATCAATCTGCTGGCAATTCCTGGCGTGCGTGAGGCTTATGTGACTGATCATGCCATGCGGAAAACCAAGGACTACGGCATGGCGCTCTACTTGATGGACATCCTCGAGTACGACAAGGGTTCAAATCGTCTTTACGACGACTCAACTGCACGATCAAGCGTCACAAAGACGATTGATAAGTTCGAAGGCAGGGCTATCGACAACAACTATACTACAACTTATTTTCCAGATGTGACGATTAAAGACGAAATAAACAATCGAGTTGTTGAGGTACCCTCTTCGGTTGCTGCAATGGGGGCAATCGGTTTCAACGACAGGACACAGCAGGTGTGGTTCGCGCCGGCAGGATTCAATAGAGGTGCCTTAGATTTTGTGACCAATGTGGAGAACAGGCTTTCCGCAACTAACAGAGATGACCTCTATGATGCAAAGATCAATCCAATCGCCACTTTTCCGAGAGCCGGATTCGTGGTTTTTGGACAGAAGACGCTCCAGGTTGCTCAAAGCGCATTAGATCGCATCAATGTGAGAAGAATGATGCTCGATATCAAGCGTCGAATTGTCGGTATTGCCAAAAATCTCATTTTTGAACAGAACAACGCCGAGACCAGAGCGAAATTTGTGGCACAGACGACACAGGAATTGACGTTCGTTCAGGCACGTCAGGGAGTCGATGCGTTCAAGGTGATCTGCGATGGGACGAACAATCCGCAGGCGCAGATTGAGCAGAATAGAATGAAGGCCACAATTCAGGTGGTGCCG